GGCCTTCATAGTCTTTGACGTCACTCAGATGCCATACGAGGTGGTAGCCACGTTCAGAGACAACAAAGTGCCTGTCCTGGCATACCCTAAATATATCATCGAAGCGGCCATGAACTACAACAGAGCCGGCATCTTGGTAGAAGTCAATGATGCCGGCCAACAGATCGTGGACGTCCTACATCATGACTTAGAATATGACGGCATCCTGACCACTGCGCAAGTCAAGAAGAGAATCATGCTGACCGGCGGCTTTGCTGGTCAAGCCAAGACTCGACAAGGCGTCAGGACCGACAAGGTAGTCAAGGCTATCGGCTGCGTAAACTTCAAGACTATGGTCGAGCAGGACAAGATCATAGTCAACGACTATACTCTAATTCAAGAGATGTCTAGATTCTCGCTCAATGGCAAGTCCTATGAGGCCGAGGAAGGACACGACGACTTAGTCATGTGCTGCGTACTATTCGCGTGGTTGACTGCCCAGACCTACTTCAAAGAGTTGACCAATGTGGACTTTCGCAGGGGTGTCTATGATGAGAACTCTCGCATGATCGAAGAAGAGCTAACTCCATTCGGATTCATAGAGACTGGGCAGGAAGAAGACCTGCCAAATGAGCAGACCATCGGGTCCATATACTTGGGGCTCGATAGTGGCGGCTTCTACTAATAGAAAATCAAAAAAGATAAATAGTCCAGATCCAGATCTAGACTAACCGTTCCCAGAGGGAGAGAATAATGACAACTCAACTCAGTCCAGGTGTAAAGGTAACCGAGATTGACCTTACCACGATCGTGCCTGCCGTCGCAACCTCTGAGGGTGCTGTCGGCGGTGTCTTTCGTTGGGGTCCTATCAGCGAGCGCGTCCTCGTAGACAACGAGCAGAAACTCGTAACTCGCTTCGGCAAGCCAACTTCACTTAATCCAGAGACTTTCTTCACTGCTACCAGCTTCCTTGCCTATGGCAATCGCTTGTATGTCAGCCGCGCAGCAAACACTTCAGGTAATCCTAGTGTGTCCGTCACGAAAAGCGGCGGAACTTGGACACTCGCTAACACTGGCAACTCTACTGTCAATGCTATAGCTGAACTCTATACCGCTGCAGAAGTCAACGCCACTATGTCGGCCTTCGCCATTACTAGCGATGACGCGCTGGCGCTCGATCCTTCTGTATTCTTTGTTCGTAACGTAAAGAACGAGAAAGACTACAGCGCTAAAGATCTCGATGGAGAATTTGAGGCAGATCTCGAGCTCAAGTGGATAGCTAAGTATCCGGGCGAGATGGGCGACTCTCTCAAGATCTCGAGCTGCTACGGCGCCGATGACTGGAACAAAGTCTACTCGATGGCTCCGGCTAGCGTCACGCTGGCTAATAATCTCGTAGTTACTAACGGCATCAATGCAACCGCTTCGTACTTCTCCGGTAACATCGGAAGCACGAGCATGTCACTCACGGTGACTCCGGCCGACTATGCTACTGCCAATCAGGTAGCTGCCGCTACTGCCTGGGCTTCTCAGCTCAATGGCTATGTCTCTATCGGCGATCTCGTAGAAGTCGGTAATACTAGCGTAGGCAAGCAGCTACTCCGAGTGATCAACGTAGGAGCTTTCACTAACAGCTACTACACTGCAGCGGCTACTGCTTCTGGTTCGTTAGGAGACACCACGATACAGCTAACGACTGGTACCGCAGGCGTCCCAGCTGGAGCTTCTATCACTGGCACCGGTATCGATACAAACACCGTGATCTCTTCCGTGGCAAATGCTACTCACGTAGTCCTATCGAAGGCGGCTACTGCATCGCTCTCAGGATTCTATACGATTTTTGCAGCGGCTAAGTTTACTGTTACTGTCAACAACAAGATTCGTATCAAGACTAACGTTCAGGAAACTTCTATCAATCGCTACTGGGAATACTTCGGTTCGTTCGATAGAGCTCCTGGTCAGTCGGGCTTCCTCTCTAACCTCGCTGCGCAGGACCCTTCTTCTGCAAATGGCTCGGCTATGGACGAAGTTCACGTAGTAGTCGTAGACAATAAGGGTCTATTCACCGGCGTACCGGGCAGCGTATTAGAGCGTTTCCAGGGACTGTCGCGAGTCATCGAAGCTAAGGATGACCAGGGCGCTTCTATCTACGTCAAGGACGCCGTCAACAACGGATCTCAGTACGTCTGGTTCGCTAACGACGAAGATCCTGAAGACTTCCCGTCTGCTAACGCAGTCGCTATCGTCAGCGCTACCAGCACTGAGCCGGCCACTTACTACTTCGTAGGCGGCAAGGATGGTCTCGAAGAAGACTTCGTCGAAGAAGCAGTTCTCTACGATGCCTATGACCAGTTCATGAACGCTAACGAAGCCGACATCAGCCTAATCCTTCAGGGTAAAGCTCGCGGCGGAGATCGTGGTCAGCAGCTCGGTAACTACATCATCGACAATATCTGTGAACACCGTAAGGACTGTGTGGCATTCCTGTCTCCGAACTTCGATTCGGTCATTAACAACCTGTATCAGGAAGTCGACGACGTCATCGCATTCCGTAATGCAATCACCAGCACTTCTTATGCAGTGATCGATTCCGGTTACAAGTACATGTACGATCGCTACAACGACGTGTATCGTTGGGTGCCGCTGAACGGCGACATCGCTGGCCTTTGCGCCCGCACCGACGACACGAACGATCCTTGGTGGTCTCCGGCTGGTTACAACCGCGGTATCATCAAGAACGTGGTCAAGCTAGCTTACAATCCGTCGGAAGCAGAGCGCGACAGCCTCTACAAGAGCGACGTCAACCCGGTCATTAACGTGGTCGGAGCCGGCACGCTCCTGTTTGGCGATAAGACTGCCCTCGGTAAGCCGTCGGCCTTCGATCGTATTAACGTTCGTCGCCTCTTCATCGTCCTCGAGAAGGCCATCTCTCTGGCTGCTAAGTACACTCTGTTCGAATTCAACGACGAGTTTACTCGCACTCAGTTCCGTAACCTCATNGAGCCGTACCTCAGAGACGTACAGGGTCGCCGCGGTATCTACGACTTCAGAGTCGTTTGCGACGAGACCAACAACACTCCGGAAGTCATCGACTCTAATAGGTTCATCGGTGACATCTACATCAAGCCGGCTAGGTCGATCAACTTCATCCAGCTGAACTTCATCGCCGTAAGAACTGGCGTGGCGTTCAATGAGATCATCGGTCTCAGGCAGTAAATAGATATAGCAGGAGACAACCAAAATGGCTTTCAACATTAACGACTTCAGAGCTCGTCTAAAGTACGACGGCGCTAGGAACAACCTCTTCGAGGTCCAGATCTCTAGTCCCGTCGACGGATCGTTCGGAGCAAGGAGCAGCTTCTTCGTGAGGTCTGCTCAGCTTCCGGCTTCACAGATCGGCTTCATCAACGTACCCTACTTCGGTCGCTTCATCAAGGTCCCTGGCGACCGCGTGTTCCCGGACTGGTCAGTCACAGTCATCAACGACGAAGACTTCGCCCTCCGCAACTCGCTTGAGAAGTGGTCGAACGCGATCAGCAACCTCAAGGCTAACTTGAGGAGCATTCAGACTTATACCGCAGACGCGATCGTCACTCAGTACGCAAAGACTGGCGCGCCGATCCGAGCCTATAAGTTCCACAATATCTTCCCGACGGCCATTGGCGAGATTCCTCTCGACTGGTCGTCGACTGATGCTATCGAAGAATTCTCGGTCACTTTCCAGTACGACTACTGGACCGTCGATACTACCCGCTCGCCAGGTGTAGCCTTCGACGAGACCGTCTCTTCTTCTCTACAGCGCTAATTGAAGTGAACAAGGGGAGGGCTTCGGTCCTCCCCGCAATATACTGGAGATAACATGGCTGAGTTCTTTGGATTTGAAATCCGAAAGAAAGCTATAGACGCAAACACTACCCCGACTATCATCGCCAAAGAGTCTGACGACGGCGCTGTAGTCATTCAGGGTGGCGGCGCTTATGGTACTTACGTAGACTTAGACGGAGCAGTCCGTACTGAGGCCGAGCTCGTGACTAAGTATAGAGTCATGGCGGAATTCCCAGAAGTAGACTCGGCTATCGACGACATCGTCAACGAAGCCATCGTCTATGATCCAGACGAACCAATCGTAAGCATCAATTTAGACTCACTAGAACAGCCGGACAGAGTAAAGAAACTCATCCGCGCCGAGTTCGAATACATCGTCGACCTCCTCGAGTTCAATAAGCTCGGATACGACATCTTCCGCAGGTGGTACATCGACGGCCGCCTATTCTTCCAAGTAATTATCGACGTGACTAGGCCTGAAGAAGGCATCAAAGAGTTACGTTACATCGACTCTCGCAAGATCCGCAAGATCAAGCAGGTCCAGAAGGTCAAGGACCAAGGATCTACTGCTCAGATCATCAAGCAAGAAGTCGAGTTCTAC